TTATTCTGCCTTGCGCAGTTCTTTGAGCGTCGCCGTGTGATTCATCACAACTGTCTCCAGCGTGCGCAGCCGGTCACGCATATCATCAATCTGCGCGGCGCGGTCGTTCGCTTTGTCCAGCTTCTCCGCAATATCGGTGTACTGCTCTGCGATAAGGCTGATTTTGTGGTCTTGCTGCTCCACAAGCATGCGAGTATGACGTACTTCTTCTTTTAGGCTTTCCTGCCCGGCCTCAAGCTGCTTCTGCCCGGCCTCCACTCTGCCAAGCCGTTCCACTACCGGCTCCAAAGCGGCCCCGATCTCCTCTTTCATCATGTCGCGCAAAAGCTGCATTTCTTCCTTTGTCATTGGCTCCACCTTCCTGTGCTTGATATTATACCCCATCAAAGCGGGGCTTACAATTGGGCATTGTGCTGATTTATTGTGGCAATCAGTTCAAGCAACCATGCCGGGCGCTTGTCTCCCACGGGAAGCAGTTCACCGTTTCGATATTCGGCCACCAGCACAAAGCCGTTGTCATTGTCGAAAAATTTTGCTTCATCACAGTAGGGCAGCAACTTTACAACATCAGCAAAACGACGGGAGAAGCGGCGTTCCACATCATGATATGGGATATCATGCCCACCCTTTGCCACACGGTTTTGAATACGGTGCAGGCTTTCTGAAAGCGTATCCAGCCCCACATAGTACAGGCGGATATAATAGCCAGTTTCTTTGGCTCTCTTGGCAAGGCGCTTTGGATATCCACCCGAAAGCGTGGTTTCCTGTGTGAGATTTATGCCATCTGCAAGCGCCCTTTCGATGCGCTCCACAGCCAGTTTGCCGCCCTCGTACTCATCACCGCCCGTCTCTGCCGTGATTTTATCCGGGTCAACAATAACACCTAAGTCGGTGCGTTCGGCTTTCAATGAACCCGTAAGGCTGGATTTCCCCGCACCGTTCACGCCGCCGATCAATGTAAATACTTTCATTCTGCGGCCTCGCTTTCGTCTATATACTCCATAATATCGCCGGGTTGACATCCCAGCAGACGACAAAGCCTCGTAATGGTAGATGTATTGACATCATGCCCCTTTATTAGCCTATCAACGATTGTAGGAGAAATACCTGCTTTTCTCAAGTCGAACTTTTTCAGCCCCTTACTTTCCATGAGCTGAAACAGCTTTGCATAAGACATTGGCATCATAATCACCTCTCCCGCATTATTGTACACTAATATATACATCAAGTCAACAATTTGCGAAGCATTTTGTACACAAAAATATACAATTCCGAGTGTACATATTTGTGTACAATGCGAATTGATAAAGTGTACCGAAAAGTGTACAATATAATCACAGGGACAGGGAAGCGGCAAACCGAAAGCGAGGTGAGCCGCATGACCTGCAAAGTATGGGCGACGCTGGACAGGCAAACGCAATTGCAGTTGTTCGCCGCGTACATTGCAAAAATAAAGGCCGCCACGCGGTAACGTGACAGCCTAAGCGGAAACCAAGCCATTGCAAAGCCGCTTCCCTGCTCTGTATTTTACCACATCACCCACACAAAATGCAACCCTTGGGATTGGGATTTGAAAGCAGTCTCCGAAGAATAAATAACAGGCTGTCCCATCGGTCAGACGGGGAGAAAGGAAGAAAGATTATGAAATTCAAAATTACTATCAAGGAAGTCCATAAAGCAGTTGTTGAGGTTGATGCAGATAGTTATTATGAGGCGCTGCAAACGGTTGAAAATGCATATTGGGAAAATCCGAACGATTATGTACTTGAACCAAAGGATACATTCTTTGAGTGAAAAAATAAGCCCGCCCCGGAGGTGACGAGGGCAACGGAGGTAAATATGAAATACTTAGCATTCCGCATTGAAACAACCACAATAAAGAATAACAAAGTAATGCATGGCTATTATGCAAAAGGCCAGAGAAACACGGACTACAATTGGTCGATGCTGGCCGAGTTTGATAACATGGACGACGCAAAGGAGTATATTAAGTCCATCCGTACCGACCCCGTTCAGCAACTTGTTTATGGCCCTGACGGTTACGGAATCCGCCTTTAATCATCATCCCGCCCCGGAGGCAACGAGGGCAGAAAGGAGTATTTCCCATGGTAGCATATTACGAAAACGAGGCCGCCGTCATTGCCGCTCTGAAGCGGGCTAAGACGCCGCAGGAGGTAATTAAAATAGCTCAAGATTTAGAGCAGCGTATGGCTCCATCGCACTGGATACAAAGAGCCGTACAGGCGCTCTACTCTATGACTTGACGCGCCACGCCCATTGACCAATAGAAAACCGTCCCGGAAGTATGGGGCAGAAAGTGCGAAAACGATGAAGAAGATCCTTTATATCAACGGCAATCGAAACGGATACAGCCCCGATCAGTGCGGACACACGCTGACAGTTGGAGAATTGAGCGACATCCTGTCTGGTTTCGATGAAGACCTTCCTATCTATTTGCGCAATGATAACGGATATACCTATGGCAGCATCACTGAAAGAGATATTGCCATCTCAGATATTTTTTATGAATGTGAGTGATAATTCCAGCATGAAGTATTTTTCTGCGACTTCTTTAGATGAACTAAAAAAACAGTATCGCGCGCTGGCACTGAGACATCACCCCGATGTGGGGGGCGATGCTGATACCATGAAAGCGATCAACAGCGAATACGATGCACTATTCCCCGCTTTAAAGATATCCTGCAATATCCGCACCTCAGAGACTGCGGCAAGTACCCGCAGCGAATTTTACACGCAGAATGGATGGAAAGGCGCCAAACATGATTGGAGCCGCGCAACCACTGAAACGGCCGCACTGATTCGCACAGCCCTGAAAGAGATCCACGGGGATTGCAAGTGGTCTGTGACCACCCATCTGGCCTCGATGTGCGCGGAAATATCGGTTTCATTGATGGAAGCGCCTCACGCGGTAATCGCGCCAGGGCGCAAGGAAACCTATCTGCAAATCAATGGCTATTATATTGACCGCGACGAACGCCTGACCCAGTACGGAAAAGACTTGCTCTCGCACGCGCAACAACTGCTGAATGAGTATAATTATAAAGACTGCGACAGCATGATTGACTACTTCCATGTAGATTTCTATGATTCCCTCAATGTCGGGAAGTGGGATAGACCTTTTCAAATTGTTGAACGCCGTGCCAAGGCACCGAAACTGCGCAGCGGCTCACAGCGCCCACACACTGCGCATAGGGACAGCAACGCGACTTCAATGTCACATACCCCGTATAAGTGGTTAAACGCCTATATGGCGAAAAAAACGGCACAATAAAAGGAGAGGGCCTGCCCTCTCCTTTTACTTTGGTTCCCTCCTGCCAATTTTTCTATGTACGGCAGGTTCTGCATTGGGAATTCGTTCGAGAATGTCGCTCAGGTCACAATTTAGAGCTTCGCAGATCAGGTCGATGTGCTCCAAATTCACGCGCTCGGCGAATTCGTGGTAGTACTCGTTAATTGTTCCCGGCCGAATGCCTGTGGCCCGAGAGAGGTCTGCTTGCGTCCAGCGAAGCTCGCCCAGCTTGCGGGACAGTAAAATTCTAATCACACGCATCGCTCCTTGTCCTATTCTATCGCCATGCAGCACTTTCTTTCTTGGGGGTGTAGCGATATGACGAAAATTGTCATAATATTACAGAAAGCGCCACACATGGTTAATTTTGCCATACATGGATAGTGGGAGGGCAAAAAGCTAGTTAGCCTTTAAACAAAAAAAGCCCCCGGTCAGGATATCGAAATCTCCTGACCGGGGGACGTTATATCTATTCAGCGCTCGGCGCGCTGAGCGCCTGCATCTTCTTCACAAGGTCGCTCACATAATTCGCGCCTCGGCTGGCAAAAACGCCCGTAAGCGCAATGCCAATCCATGCCACGTTGAAATTCACACCCAACGCGGCGTAGAAGTCCGCTCCAACACCAAAGCATAGCAGCACGCCCAGCGCAACGGCCCCCGCCTGCGTGGCGGCGGTTTTCCACTGCTTTTCGATAATGGCCCTGCCGAAGGTCTTGGCGTATTCCACCAGCGCCTCCACCGTTACGGCCATCATAAGTACAAGTACGATCATGTTCATTGTCCTTTTCCTTTCTATCCGTTTCTGATTTTAAGTGTTTCGCAGCGCCGAACGATATCTCCCACAGAATGGTCGCCGTCGCCCAGCGCCTCGTATTCCTTGTAGCAGCCTTTCAGCGTTTCCATACCATACGGCGGAATTTCTCCGACCTCAAGGTAATGCAGGCCCAAATCGATGATTTTCGCGCGCAACAGCATTTTCACGCCGCGCTCCACAGCTTTGTCCTTTTGATTTGTGTTTCGGATGCGCGCCCCCGCCCACCCGGCAAACGCCGTTACGATGGGCAGAAGCGCCGTAAACAGGTTTTGGAGGAAGTCCCACACAGCCTATACCTCCTCGTAAGTTTTCTCAAAGATATCCGGCTTGCAAGGATAGAACTCACCGTTCACCCCGCGGATGATATAATCGCCGAGCTGTGCGGTCATCGTTCCCTCAAGCGTACCAATACGCAATGTTGGTGCTGTGCCCGCATAGCTTATGCGGACCGGGTCAAGCCCGAGTGCAAGCAGCGCGGAAATGCACTCTGTAGAATAATCAAACCTCACAGCTTCCACTGTAACAGGCTTTTTTTGATATTGAGCCACATCTATACCCCCGCGACGTATGCCTTTACGTCTGCAAGACGCTTGTCCGCTTCATCGGCGCGGGCGTTTGCTGCTTCAAGCTGCGCTTCCAATTCCGCCGTGTCTTCGCCGCCGCCCTGCGCCACACAGGCCGCGAACGCATCGCCCGGGGAAAGCGTCACAAGCTGGCAGCGGTCGGCCAGCACGGCGGCGTAACGCTGCACTCCCGCCACGAAGATGCGAACCCAGCTGTACCCGCCGGAGTTGCCAACCTCGGCCTGCACCGGGTAGCATGTCCCCTCGGTCAGCTTGCCGCCGTTATAGGCCTTGTCCACCGCATTCACATCGGGCGCGGTGAACACCTCGCACTTGCCGCTTGTCACCTTCAAAAATTTCATGTCGTTGTCCTCCGTTTCGTCGATTGCTTCGCCATATGTCCCCACAGCGTTGGGGTGCCCAGTGTATGCCGTAGGATCAAGCCCCGCCCCGGTGGTCGTGGCCCGCACCTCGAAATGGCAGTGTGCAAAGGGCGGGCTTGCCAGCGCCGCGTTGCCCGTGTTGCCCATCACCGCCAGCGCATCACCGCTTTTCACCCGCTGGCCCACGGATACCAGATTCCGCGCGTTGTGGCAGAAATACAGGTAGTTCACCGCGTCCGGCGTCTGGCCCGCGTCCAGCTCCACGCACACATACCAACCCCATTCCCACGTTTTGCTGCCTGTGGACTTGTCCACTTTGCGGGCCGTAATAACCCGCCCGGAAATGCTTTTGCCCTTATAATCAGGCATCAGGATGGTGGTGCTATCTAATCCTTCCTCATCACTGCCGCCGTGCCAGCCCTTGCCGTTGTTCCGGGTATAGCCCCACCGGCTGTACCCGTACCGCACCCGCACGCGGCCCTTAAAAATCGCCATATGTTATGCCTCCTTTACGACACTTTAATGTTTTGCAGATATGTGCTCAGTTTCGCGCCATTATCCACGCACGTTGTGAAGCACACAAAATACAATCCGGTGAGTTGCGTGGTGTCCAGCGTCACCGAATGTGGTCCTGCCGTGTTAAAACTGATACGGCTGCACACGCCGCCCGTCGCCGAGATGGGCTGATATTTATTTTCAAACCTCTGCGTGACACCCATGCTTGCGTATCCACCGCCCCACATCTCGGAGGCGGTAAAAATAGCCGTCAGCCCGGAAATGTGCGTCAAATCTATCTGCTTCACCGTAGACACAAGTACGCCCTGATAGAGCTGTCCATCATAGGGCATGTACGCTTTCATGTTGTCTGCATTGATGGTCAGTTGGCCATTCAGGCCAGATACCGCGCCAGGCGTATTGCCGAACCAATAATCATTGTGAGCCATATAGGTGTCCTTCTGCTGCCAGCCGCCCGTCCACTCGGTAATCTGATCCCCTGCATTGTACAGGTAGTCAGGGATACGCTGCCAGACCACGCGGGCGTTGAATAACACGCGGGAGCATGAGCGCCCCATGAATCGAATAAACGAGCTTTGGAGGATACGCCTCCCGTTGAATTTCAGCCCCATCACTGCCACCAGATTTCAAGATCGTCGCCATTCATGTTCATGCTGAAGGTCTTGCCGCCGATCTTCAGACTGTTCCCGGCGGTCAGCCCCGAATATGTCCCGCTGGTATTGGCCTTCCCGTTCAGTTTTGCGTCGGTCTCGGATTTGGTATAAGCGCCCACCTGCGCGGCGGTTGTCACATGAGGGTTATTTTTGTCACCCATATGAGAGATCAACGCCGACACCGCCGCGGCCAGTTTCCCGAAAGCTGTTGCCAACTTTTCCCGTGATATGAGTGCCGCCGGAGCAGCTGCGGGCATAAATTCCGGCGCGACTGCATAGGGTACGTCATCGTCGTCCAGCTCCAGCAACAGATTCGCAGCCAACGCGCCCCAGGCGTCGCCCTGCTGTTGGACGCTACTGGACACTTCCACGGCAACATCCTCCAGCACAGCCGCGCCTTGCCGGTTGCGGAACGTCAGCCGTGGCTTTCCGTCCGCTTCCTGCACGATCATATCTTTAAATGCACGCGCCAAATATGCCACCTCCCATAGTAAAGGCCAATGTCTGCCTTGCGTTCTGTTGCGCTGTCAGGGCTGTGTACAGCCCCAGCAATGCACTTTCTATTCGGTTCAGGTCATCATAGTTCCATACGCGACCATTGGCTGCGTATGCCCGCGCCCTCTCCGAGCGCGCCGGCCGAAACGTATTATCCAGTAATGCATCAACATTATTGTCTACGTTGGCGAAAAACTCCACATACGGAAATCCTGCCGGGCCATAGTCTGCCATATCTGCCAGAGGGAACGGCAGATATAGCTGCCGGGCCATGTCCCGCAGATGCAGAATATTACCTCGGATACGGACATAGTCCGGGTCGAGCATAACGGGGTCTGTTTCCTGCCAATCAGTTTTTGGCGTTATCCATGCCATCGCGTTCCCCCCGCTTAAATATCGCTTGCCAGCCGTTCTCCGAGCGTAACGGATAACTGACGCCCGTATACGGCCGGGGCTTTGCTGGTTTCTTTCTGTTTCTCGACCTCTTTATCCTCCCAGTCGCCCACAAGGGCGTATGCGGAAAAATCCTTATGCGCAACTCCGGTCAACTGTTCATCCGGTTCATCCGCCGTCTCGTTGTCTGGGTAATAGATGGTAAAGATTTCAAGGTTGTCGGGGACGATATCCGCCCGGATGGCGTCAAACTGTTCTGCATCCGCCCGGAACGTGAGCTGCACCGTATTGCGCCGGCGGTTGCGCATCATCCCTTCGCCCTCGTTGGGCTGCTCAATTTCATACTTGTGGCCGTTGGCCAATTTGATAAGGCTCATGCCGTTTGCTCCTCTCTGATAGGTATTATTAAGGGTTGCTTCGCGTTGAATCGGATGGCGCGGCGAAGCGTCGCAAGCTCATTATGCACATAGGTATTCCCGGTCACATCTATGGACTTATGGCCGAGGATTTTTGCGATGGAATGGATATCCACACCGTGCCGCCGCAACCATGTGCCATAGGTATGCCTGAGTTGGTGCGACGTTAGTGGCGGGATGGATGGATAAGCCCTGTTGAAGCGTTCCATTTCTCGCTTCAGCCGTGCGCTCCATTTCTCTGGATTCAGGGCGGCCCCATGCTCATGTACCAGGTATGGGCCGGGGCCATACATTTCCAGGCAGCGTTTATATGCCTGTATCGCCACATTCGACAGTGGATTTGTGCGAAAGCTGTCATTCTTCGGTGCTCGTTCAACGATCACCCCTCCTTTCTGCCGCTGAAGCTGGCGGGATATGTCATAGGCCCGTAGCCGTAGGTCGAAGTCACCGGAACGCCAGCCAGCCATTTCGCCGCGCCGTGCTCCAGTCTCAAGCAGTAATACAACTTCGGGCATCTTATTCAAAAACCACCGTTCTGCCGTCAGTATCTCCGCATCGGAGTAGACGGGTTTGCGTTTTACACGCTTCTTGCTTTTCAGTTTCTTAAATTTCGCCGGATTTTTATCGCACAAGTCGTTGTATATCGCAGTCTCAAAAATCGCGTTAAGACACATGCTGACTTTGCTGCACATACTCGGAGAAAGCACACCAGATATGCGGTCGTAAAATGCACCAACGCGCTCTGACGTGACGGCGAAAAGCGGGAGATCCCCGAACTCCGGCAGGATGTACTTATATACGGGGTCTTCATACGTAGTGTAATATGCTTTCGTGCTGACAGCGGGCTTCTTATAATCCAGCAGCCAGCGGCGCGCCCAACCGCGCACCAAAAATTCATCATCGCAGATTTTGCGTTCCGCATCTATTCCATGTTCTGTGAGATATGTGTGGTATTGCTGCTTTGCCTCCGCGACCGTCCGGCCACGAAAAGGGCGGGTGACTGCTTCGCCATCCGCCCTACGTCCAATGATGCCATCGTATTTTTTTAAATTTTTCTTGCCTTTCTTGCTTGCCAT